AGGCTTAGCTTTGCAGGATTTGAGCGGCTTCGTTTTGACTGTAAGCTTACTTTGAACAACTTCCTTAACTGTCCCGCAATCGCACCGCACTTTACACTTGCGATCCTTCCCGCTCTTTCCTGCCAAGCCAAGGACAGTTAGGCGGCCAAACTTCTTGCCAGTATGGTCAACTATTTTAGGCATAATAAATCCCTCAATGAATGAGGTTATATTATCTCTGAATTGCAGACTTGCCGCAAACATTTACGCCGCCTCTTGGATTAGGTTAGAAACCTCTTGCCGTGTAATCCCTAATCGCCATTGGTCAACTAATAGACCGTTTTTGCTAATGGATAATCTGTTAATTCCTTCGTCCTGAAAGCCGAATTTCTTAGTGAAATGATACACTTCTGGGTAAGTAAATGGTATCTCAGCGTTTAGCTTCTGATATTGCGCCGGACACTTGTTAACAAACCAGTCCAGAATCAATCTGCCGGCCTCTTTTCCGTGCTCTCTGTGCTCTTTTAGGATGTTGCAGTGAATGTTTAAAGTAACCGTATTAATAGGGTATAAATTCCACACCCCTATGGGTAAATCGCCCTTCATCAGCATCATATAGCGCTGATTTCCATCGAATGGAGTCACGTAATCCTCTATCCCATCCTCAGCAATGCGGGAGAATAGCTCAGGATCTCTTAAAATAGCGTCCACTTCCTCTACATTCTCGGCCTGCTTGAGGGCAATCATAGATCCTCTTCCCAGATAATCCCGACGTTCATATCAGCCGCACCCCCAGAGGGTACGCTCATCGCTAATGTTAGCGTATCGCCGGGCAAGATAAGCTCATTCAAAGCTTGAAGGTTAAGATCTCGACCCGCAGCCGTTACGATAACCGAAATAATCGGGGAGCCGGCTGTGACCGTTGTTCCTGACGTATCTATTTCTGCTATAGAATCAGTTTTGTTAATAAAGGAAAAGTCAGTCGTCCCCCCTAGTGTCGCATTCTTGAAGATCTGAAGGATAGCGCCTTTATTCCCGTCTGTTGAAGCAGAGACTTCTACTGGCATCAATCTCCCTAGATTAACCCTCGTTCCGTAAACCTCCCGGCACCGAAGCGTTAAAATATTAGTTACTGTAGTGCCAACAGCAGCCTTTGTGTTAGATGCACTTTCCGATGGCTGTGCAGGTATAGTACTACCTTCTATAAAAGCCGCTGCATTAGTGCCGAAAGTAGTAACGCCTGCCGTTGCAGCCAATGACTGAGCCACATACGATAATCGAAAGGCTTCTATCCCAAATAATGGAGTTGTCTTTGAATTTGGGTTTTTCTGAGAATGAACAAGGATAGGTCCAAGCTCTGGGTCTTGTATAGAATACTCAAGATCTCCATTGAATCGAATAGTATAGAAGTTTGTATTTAAAGGGTTTAGGCTCGGGAAAGCATCTCCATTCCAGTCAGCCTCAGCCGTAAAATCTGATATTGCCGCAGCTCCAGCGGCCAATTGAACAAAGGCCCCCACCGCCGTACCACCTCCAGTAGCGGTATAAGTGAAAGCACCTGTGGCTGCAAATCCTACCACCGACCGTACCGAGACAACCGCGCCATTCTGAGTGAAGTTGTAATTAGGGACTGCAGCCTGCAATTCAACAGCGACATCATTAGCCGTCTCATTGATTGTTGTCGAATCGATAGAAATAGGGAAAGTCGTGCCATCAATAACAACGTCAGCAGTCTCTGCCCCTGTCGCAGCGACTGTGAACGTCAATTCATAGACCTGAACGCCGCCGCCATGATTGTAAAAAACCCCGAAATCAACGCCGCTAAACCCAAAGTGAGCAGCATCCCCAGCATTCGCCGGACCAACAAACTGCAACGTATCAGCGATACCTTGCGTAAATCTCGCATCGAATCGGGCGATAGAGCCCTGTCCAGGCCTTGAAATTATTTGCCTCTCGGAGAAGATGACAGAAGCCGAATCAGTACCAACACCACAGGCCGCTTGATACTCTCCCCCGCTTACAACAGCTGTTCCTGTCCCAATAACCAACGTATCGGCTTTTCTGAAAGTATCATACCGGGCAGATATCTGAACTTCCGCCGTTTCACTTTCAACGGACAACTGATCAAAGGCTGTTTTCTGAAGTAGCTGCTCTGGGACAAAGCTCATATAGCAAACCACTCATCTAATTCGGACGAATAAATAAACCCTACTCCTGATTTCAGTGCTGTCTTTCTCCTCCTAAGAATCACACTCGATTCCCCTTCAACGTTTCGCCCATTACCATCAATAGTAACTCTTGTGCCGCGCTGCTTAATTCTCACTAGATCCTTATTCACTGGATTCAATGTAAGGCTGATCGTCACATCAGCTGTAACCACTACAGTCTGATTTCCTGTAGTAGTGAAGTTTACCCCAGTAACGACAAATGTACCCTCAAGAAGCGTTAGCCTAAGCTCTACCGCATCTAGGCGAGCTTCTACAACATCCAGCCTGCCTTCAATAATCTCAATACTATCAAATATATCTTGAAGGGCTGTAGAAGAGCGCTCGAAATACTCCGCAGCACGAATAGTTAAATGCCCAAACTCATCAAACAGAGGCTCTGAACGAAGGGGTGGGACAATAGGGATAATCTCAGCCACTATTCGTCCCCTCAGCGTTCGCAAATACCCCATAAATGTCGATAGGGACTGGGTCGGCACACTTCCACCTAAATACTCTCGTTACCGGGAAACGTCCTAAGCGCGACCATCTAAGCTTTTCGAAGAACTCCCCAACCTTGCCTAATGAGCGTGAAATCTCACTGGTAAACGTCCGGTTTCCATCGTCGGAGTAATCCATCCTCATCTGGGGGTCTTCAACGTCACTATTACCCAGCCCCGTAGCCATAAAGAGCTCTATTTCTCGGGAGAATATATATTCGGACTTATCCCCATAAGGTTTGGTGGTAAAGAACTTCTCAATAGGCTCTCCGTATTCCTTGAATACAGCAGAATCCAATTTACCTATCTTACCCGACCTGTCGTCGCCTACTTGAATCTCACCGAAAGCTTTCACGCCATGAATAGCGCGCCATTTCTGGAACCCTGTACCATTCGTTATCCCGGTTTGCCTTTCATGCCATTCAGGCTTCCCAGAGAGGCTTGAGGTCTTCTGGTCATATTCGAAAGTATTGTCGCCAACCGTGAATGTGGCGTAGTAATGCCCGTTTTCAGAGTAAGCGAAGGCTCTTGCCTGGGAAATAGTATCTTCATCATACTGTTGAATAAGGAAATCAATCGATTGCGTAGAAATCTTCTGAAGGCTTGATCCTAAGATTTGATAGATTCCAGGCTGCTCGTTTAATCCTCCACCCATAAATAAGAATGAATTATCAAACTCTACAACGGTGTTCCTCGCCACACATCCTTTAGGGATAATTGCGCCAGGGATTCTTTGGAAGGGGAACCCCGTGGTGACTATCGTCCGGTAAACCTCAGTAGTCGTCGTACCTAAAATATACAATTGATTATGTTCATTAAACGATCTTACTATCTGGTCAGGAGAGATCTCAGCATCAGTGAAATCCAAAGCATTGAAGTTTTTCCCGTCATTCACCGTCTTGGCCGAGGAAGAGAAGAAAATCTTATCCGTTGTATAAACGTAGAACCCATCCTTAAACGTCACGCTAGTGGCCTGACCAAAGGATAGGAAAACAGAGCCGTTATTGAGTTCAAGAGTATCTGTTGAGGGGGTGAAAAAGAAGCTATCCCCAGTAGGGTCAACAATTGCTATATTGATTCCATTAGATGACATGGTAACGTCTGAAGTCCCGGTTACCGTGCCGTGAGCCGTCGCCACACCCGCAGAGGTAAAGGAATACAGCGTGGTTCCTACCACTCGATAAGGCACACCATCACTAAAGACAATCGCTCCCCGACTATTACTACCTGTAACTGAGGTGATCTCGCTGATTCCAGGGGAGTGCAATAACGCCCTGCGAGTGGCTGCATCCGCATTAGGAATGACAGGGAATAAATTGACTACTCGCTTTTCAAGAAAAGGCCCAGACTGGCTTATATAGAAACCATCAGCGAAAGGGAGTTCAATTCTAGCCACTAACCCCTCCCCATGTCCGGCTGCAGATCCATTGAATCGGGCTCAAAGTCGAAGCCCAGGGAGTTCTCCAGAAGCTCGTCAGCCATAATCTTGATAGCGGACAATCTTTCCAAAGGTATCCTGTACTCAGGTCCAATATCTGCCGCAAGGTTATACTTTAATGTTCTGAACCACTCAGAAGGGAAGTCTGGGGTATCAGCAGTCTCATCCGTGATTTCAATAGGGCGTTCATAAGTGAATCTAGCCAATTGATCAGCGCTGTTCGCTACTTGCCAAATATACAACCGGCCATTCCCCAGCTGAGGGGAGTAGTACCAGTTATTAATCGTACCCTGAGAGCGCTTGTTAGGCTGTGCAAAGTACTCTTCCCGAGACCACTGACTAGCTTCAATCTCTTCTGAATCCGTCCCTATCTGGTCTCTGCGGAGCTGTAGGAGCCTTACGGGCCTATCCAATAGATTAGTAAAGGTGAAGACTGAGTTATCGATAGCAGCCGCACCGGTCAAAGCGTCGTTTATGATCACATCACCAGGGACAACAACAGAAATAGACTTAATCGTTGTCCACTGCCTTGTCCCATCATCCAGAAGAACGCCTATCTTGTCGTCGATAACCATACCAGTTGTAGAATCAAGGCTTAGGGTAGTGTCTAAAGCAACGCCAGCTGTGGATAACTCTGTGGGTATGAAATCATCGTCTTTGGTCGCCTCGTCACCAGTAGGGCCAAGCAAGTAATCAGTCTTGCCCACATCGAGGAATAATACGCCCTCGGTTTTATTCCAAAGGTGGAGGCCCTGAGCCTGATAACTCTTCACCATGAAGTTTAAAGCTTGGAGCCCATCTTGAGTATCAGGAGCGCTAACAGGCTGATTGGCGTCAATCTCACCGACCAAGCGTAATGCAGCATTAACAATATCTTTGGCCGTTACTGTGAGTATTGCGGTCATACACCACCTGAAGGATTAAAAGGAGGGTCTTGAAGAGGAGGATCAGCGCCCTGTGTGCGTGTGCCATCGGTTACGGCTATCTGCTCCTTACGCCCTCTAATCGTTATCTGGGGGTGCTTAACTTCGAATTCGGTAGCCCTGTGTACTAGCTGACCTTTCCAGTTAAAAACCATCTCTGAGCGTTTAAATTTCTGCCCAGAGATGTCAGATATAACGTTATGATCACCAGGAACATACCGGTTCTTCATTAGCCTGCTTCTACGATATTAACCGTGCCACTGGTGGACGCTGCAGCAGTCAACAACCAGCCGTCATAGGCCTCATTCAACACACCAATAGCCCCGGCAGTAATCGCTAATGCGCCCGCAGCAGGGGTATCAAAAGTCGGACTCGAACCCTGAATATCCTCGTTAGTCACCGTAATAGTAACCGTTTGAGTCGTCAGGTTCTGAATGGTCGCCTGATATTGCTCGCCGCGACGATGATTGGCCACAAACTTCTTGGTCGTATCACTAGCGAAAGTGATATTGCGCCTAGCCATAAAACCTCCTTACGCTTCTTTAGCCCAAATACCACGCACGGCCACAACCTGCCATGCCACAACACCGTCAAGACTTGCCAGTGTGACAAAATCCCCACGTTTAGCCGTAGCTTTAGTGTTGATCAGGTCTTTGTTGTCGGTCGAGCTCCCCGCATAGGTAATCCCATCCAGAGTAGCAGGGTTAATCGTATAGTCAGCAGTGCCATCCGGCGCCATGTTTACAAAGGTAACCGTGTTACCGATCGCAATACTGGGGAGAGTCGCCACAACACCATCGGTTTCAGAAACAAAAGTTTTCCCTGAATCGGTGGTAATGACTACAGTGAAATTGGCGTCTTTAATCTCAGCGAGATTATCAACAATGAAGGTTGCGAAGCCGTTAGGCATCACGGTCAAACGTAATTTACTTAGTTCTGACATGAGATAAATCTCCAAAGCGCCTCACGGATTCTAACCGTAACTGACCCAACAGGGACGCAATTATAGGATAAGGGCCGAAACCCCTACAGTTTACGCACCAGCTGAACCAAAGGCTCCGCGTGCATCCGTCCAACCGAAGCTATAACGCTCATCAGCCTTGAAGCGTGCATTACCAGAGGTAAAGGCATCATCTTGGCCAAAGCGTACTGCGCGACGGGTGTAATACTTCATACCCTGGGGCGCATCGGTGGTTAGGAACCATGCATCAGTGTCAGTCAGGAAAGGGTTGGAGTTGAAGCCATCCCGAACGCTGTTCATGTCACGTACTGCGTTGGTTGCGTTGTTGCCGGTATCGTTCTGGAGAACTGAACCCAGAATCCGCTGGGCTTCGAAGCTGTTAGCAGGCGCTACGTGAAGACGCATAGCTTGCAGTGCAGCCGGGAGGCCTCGGGCGTCAGTGATGGTCTGAATCTGGATCAAAAGATCTTCCAGAGAAGCTTCAGACAAGTCAGCATCAACCGTTAAGCGGTTTGAGTAGGTGCCACCAGATGGTCCGTTACTGTGAGTGAGAGAGAACAGAGCAGAACCATCGCCGTCAAGCATGGTCTCGCCTGCATCAAAGCCGTTGTTGTAAACCGCAGCACCTTCGATCTCTTTAGTGATGCGCATAACACGAGCCAGAGCTCTAGCGCCATCATTCAATTGACCGTACAGCTCATCCTCAAGTGCTTCTTCGGTCACAATGTAACCTTTGGCAAATGTGGTGTGAACGTACTTAGGGGTAAAGCCTTGACGACGACTATCAAAAGTAATGTCATCACCTTCAGGCTTGTTTGAAGCGCGGTTAAACCCTTCCAGCTGGACATCAACCTCGAAAGCCTTGGTTGAGTTCTCAAGCATGAACATCTTGTCGAAGTTTGTAGGATGCTCCTTCAGAGAGTTGCCAAATATGTTAGCGACACCTTCCTGTAGTAAGCGTGGGACCGAACCTGTACTAATTGTTCCAGCCATGATTAAACTCCAGTTGCGCCAGGCGCTACAGTTGTTGCGTTGAGTCGAACGATGGCGACATTACCCAGAACACCGGCTGCATCTTCTTTCAGCGCGACGATATGGAGAGGGAGGGTAGAGGTAGTGGCTGCACCAGTAGCGTTAACCTGCATCACTGAAGGAAACAAGCCGCCAACAGCGGTAGCTTCAGTTACAACAGCAGGAGCATTCAAGCCCACTTCGGTAATCAGCAAAGGCCCATTCGCGACATCAACCTCATAAGTAGCATTCGGGTCAATGTTGACCGTACATGTACCTAGAGTGCCTGAAGCGTGATGGGTAGTTGAGAGAGCTTCACCCGCAAAGGTAGGGGCGATTGATGTTACAACGCCTGTTGAAGCTGTTCCTGTAGGGGCAAGCTCAACATCTGCTACGCCCTCGGCATTTGCAGTACCAGCGATACGCACCAAATCACCGGGAACGATGACTTCAGTGGTAGCGGCTAGGATAGCAAAAGTTTTTTGCTTGCCGGTTACGTCCCCTTGGGAGTCCGTATTGGCATGTTTGAATCCACCTGGCATGGTAGACCTCCTTAAGATAATTAAAAAATTAGTGGGAGTTATCCCGTTATTTCTCAATCAACTTACGGCGGTCTACCGTTTGACGAGGTTAAGCTTTGAGTGATCTGCTAATGGCACTACTGCCGCCTTCAGCACGTCCCTGTTCATCAGGAGCATACTCGTTGGCACCAATGCCTGCTTCTTCTGCTAGTGTAGCAAGAACCCGTTTCTTTTTCAAAGCGTTATCCTCATCGCGATATTCCTGCTTGAGGCGCATGAGATGCATAGAATAAGGCCCAGACTGACGGACCCAGCCATCCCCCTGCTCAGTGGTTACGGTCTCATAGTACGCTGCAGCAGCTTGAGATAAGCGCCCTTCTTTGTCCTGGAACCAGCGATAGTAGTAGCCATCTTCCACAACGCCGGGAGGAAGCTCAAGTTTCTTCATGTTATTCATGGAGATACGAGCAGGCCTACCGGATGAGTGGGCAGCTTCTTCACGAGAAGAGGCCACTACGTTCTCCTGCATAGCTGGAGGGGTGTCGGTGCCACTGCGGCCACGCTCTACTGTGTTCTTATCGTTGTTGCGCTTGTTCATGATTCACTCCTAACGTCTTGTACGGTTTGTAGAAATTCAGCATCTGACTTCCATGCTCCTGGCATAGCTCGGTATTGCTTGAGCTCATCCGGAGTGAGATCAGCCATTGATAGTTTGCGGGCTTGGCGCTTAGCACCGGGCTTGCTGCCACCCTCAGAGGAGGGATGATTATCCCGATCAGCGTTAACCGCTGGGAACTCCCGCGCTATGTCCCGGTCCACATTGACAAGCGCTGCCTCGTGGGTCATGCCCTGAGAAACGTAGTTTGCCAGCATCGTTTGAGCATAGGCGGTCTTTGGCGTTAACTCTTGAGCCCACTGATTCTTTGCATTCCAGGCATCAAGAGCGGCTTTGCTGTTATCAGCAGGGGCATTCTCAGGAACTTCACCAAGGTTATCAATCTGATCTTGAAACTTGTTGGCTCCCTCCCGGTCAGCAAGGTCAATAGCGTCATCACGCTTTGTGATCAAGTCAGCCTTCTGGGTATCGAGCTGGTGCTTGAAGAGCTTGTTGGCATTGTCCATGCGTGTGTTGAACTCGGTCTCCATGCCGGCAATACGCTTGTCCTGATCCTTCATGCGACCAATGAACTCACCCCGGGCATTGAACACCTCAGCCGATGCGAACTCTTGCGGCTTCTTGGGGTCATCGTCCTCCCATTCGGATTCAGGCTTCCAGCCGCCACCTCGGGCTTTCTCCTCAGCCGCCGAGATCTCAGGCGGATCATCGTGGGTCTCTGTATTCTCTACGTCCAGCGCTTCTTCACTCATTGCTTCACCCTCATTGCTCTATCTAACGCTGCTGTTTCAGCTTTTACTTCCGTCCATGTGACGCCATCCAAAGACCTTCCGCCTAGCAAACCGCCGGTGATTAAATAATGCATTACATCCGCCGACCTGTCTTCTGGCGTGACTTTTAACGCATAACCTCTTCCGTAAGTAACATTTTCGTATATCTGTTCACTCATCTTCAATCGCTCCTATAATGTGCGAGTCTGGGATATAACGATGCTTCTCATACCCTTCAGCTGCCGAGGTCTTACCCTCGTAGCGTCGGTATTCAATCTTCTGACCTATCTCGAGGCCCCAGCATCCGTGCGGCGTTGCACTTGTTCGACCTTGTACAACTTCAACAGCTGTTAATGGGCCATCGATCTCTGTCAGCTCACAGCCTGGATAGCCATGAAAGGCAGTAGGCCCAATAGCACGCACATAACCAATGCTCGTAGCCTCCTGATCTCTGGCCACCTCATCTTTAGCTAGGATAATCCCACCTTTGGAGACGCTCTCAACCTCGACCATCTCGACAAGTACATAAAAACCAAGGGGTTTAATCTTCATTGCTTACTTTCTCCATTTCTTTTTTAATTCTTTCGTATCCATTTGCATATGATTCAAATTCAACCTTTAGCCGTGAATCCATTGGGAAAATCAATTCCTCTAAAACCAGTAAAGCTCGTGGGATATATTCAACCAGTTTAATCTTCACTGTGCTTCCTCCATTCAGGCTCATGCTCTTCATAAACAACCATTGCTTGGTATATGAAACCATTACCCGTATGGACCGGAGCCCCGAATGGTTGCCATCCTTGCTTGATCAGGTTATTAACCTTTACCTCAAGCGCGATGCAGTAATCAACTATCTTCATCTTCGTCTACCCCGCAGCCTTCAGGGGCCCAATCAAGGATCTCTTCAGCCATTTTCCGGCCACCTTGGCGCAACATAGCCTGCATTGCCGCTGCATCGGAAGTCTCGTCGGGGAGGTCATCTAGGAGGGATTCGAAAACACCAACTTCAATGTCTTCAAATAGCCGCTTGGTAATGGTTTGATTTTTCCATTTATTGAATTGTTCTAGGGATATTGGCCGTTTGTTGCGCCGCCCTTTCATCTCGTCTAACACTTGCTCTATCATTCTCTGCTCCTATCGCAGTTATTGCATCTATCATGGCCTGACTTTGGGCCGTGTACTTACTAATCTGATTCTTCACATCTTCCGTCTCTGCTTTCTCCAGAGTCAGGATGTTATCAGCCATATTCTTAGTAATATCACTAATAGCTTTGTCTATCTTAATCGTGGTCTCTGCGTCTAATCTGTCTTGCTCTCTCATTAGGATCTCTGTCTGGAGCTCTGAGAGTTCTAGTTGCTGTGTTTGGATCTGGTTCTGAAGCTCTTGCGCTTGTCTGAACTGGGCTATCTCTTGAGCCTGTGCATCAGTGGGCTGCTCCGGGAATATCTCATCCACATTATCTGAGCCTATGCGCTCATAGAAATTCCGAACAATAGGCCCCGGGTTGCCACCAGCCTGGATAACCATTGGAATCTGAGACATCTCAACATCAGATAATTGAATCCGCTGCAGCTTGGAGGACATCTCAGGGCTAGCAGTGGGCTTAATGTCCAGTGTCTGGTTGTTGAAGTCCAGGAGAGCATTAGCTTCAGGGTCATCAAGGATAGTCTTGTACAGCTCAGGGTCGAAAGTAGTCTGGTTCAGCTTGAAGATGATCTGGAACTCACTTGACATACCCTTCAACACTTTGCCCATCAATGCAGAAGTAGAGATTAAACTCTCCTGAATCAAGGCTAGGGCTGTTGTGGGAGCTGTGTTAGCTGTGATCTGGCCGCCCGCATCGACAATAGCTGCAAAGTTCCTGCCCTGGGCCTCAAGCTTCTCATTTAAAGCAAACAGGATGGAGCTTGGCTCGGGACTGGGATTGGGTAGAATGCCGCTCTGCAGGTCCTTAGCCGCTATCTCAGTTGACTGATATTGACCAATCTTCAGCTTCAATGGCCCCATCTTCTTGCGGAATCCCTTGGCCAAGAATCCACCGCCTGTATTGCGCAACGTGCCCGCATCAGTCAGCTGATTGGTGGTAGTGTTCACGCCTTGAGTAATCGCGCCCAATAGGTGAGCATAGCCAAGATCAAGGAACGTTCCATTGGGGGAGGGTATGAAGCCATACTTGGTGATCTGCTCGACAGGTTCAACACGGATTAGCTTAAGATTAGTCAAGTCAACCTTATCAACCAGTTCCTCACCAGCTTGGGTGGCTCTCTCAGTCTCACGGCCAATCACATCAACAAGGTTCATGATCTGGCCTTGTTCGGTCTTAACCATAAAGGAGCGCTTATCGAATCTGGCCACAATCCTAACGATGGTCATCGTATTCTCGTGGATCGTAATGATATAGGGCTCATCTATCCCGTCCTCATCGAGATCGGCAAAGCAATGCTGCTCGAGGAATCTATCAGGATTATCCTCCGCATGAAGAGTGCCTGCTGCCTCGTTAGAACCTTCATCACCTCCCGAATCTTCAGGGTATAGCTCGACGTCAGACCAGATGCCCGCATCCATACGCATATTGGCACCGGATAGATCAACATCCAGGATCTGAGTGAATGACCGAGCAGTAGCTATATTCCGGGTGGATTGGTTAACCGCGAAGTTAGGGTACTCAATGATATGCGAAGCGGTCTTACCCTCTAGCGGATCGAAGACAGTCTTCTTGAATATACAACCAACATTGGGCAAGACATACAGCATGGTCTCCTGATCATCACGCCAGTGCTTCATGCCGTAATTGACTTGGTAGTTCATTGCCTCTGTAACGCGCTCTGAGAGCTCTTTCTTCTGACCCTGTAGGTCTTTGCCAATAATGTCAGCTTTAACCAGATTGCGGGGCCTGAGTATCTCTAGCACGGCTTTATCACCGAAGGATATGGAAGCTTCAGATAAGATAGGGGATTTAAAGTTACTCGCACCATCCCAAGGTGTGGACTTGGTGTTGAACTCCTGCTTCATGAGCTTTACGCTCTGATCAACAGCTTCCATCCACTCCTGCATTGACTGCCAGTCTTCATCGAACCTTCGCTTTACCTCCTGCCCGAGATCCGCCAGCTTTTGCTTGCCATTCTCTGATTCGAGGATGTCATCAGCGATGTTCTCTTGGCCAATGAACTCAATAATATCCTTAATCGCCATTTATTTAAGCTCCGGGTGACCAGACAATGATTTCATCATATTGTTCAGTTTGCTTATTCCATGTGTTTTCATGCAGCGACCATTCATCATGGGAATAGGTAAAGCTCATATCAATGTAAAAGGGGTTGTGCAAGCGAAGAGCTAGAGCTGTGGCTATCGCCATATTTTGAGAGGCTATCCTTAAATGCCTGTAGCTGTTGCGCTCAAGGTTGCCGCCTCTAGCTTCTAACATCATGGCTAGAGCACTGGAAATAGCTGTCTCACTTAAATCGAAAGCTGTGGGCATCTCTATCGCATTAAAAGGCTTGGCCATCTAATGACTCCATTCCTTGACCATGGCACGCAGCGCTTTCTTGCCCCGTGCAATCTCAAACTCCGACGGCTCGCCCGTGGGGTAGCTATCGCTGATCTTGGTTAATGCGCAATTTATTATATCTATTACAGAGGGCGGATTCGGGCGCCGCTTTAATCCAATAGCGTATAAGATAGTATTCCAGTAATACTTCATAGTTCAATAGCCCATCGCGTTAGTGTCGTGTGTTGAGTAGTCGTCTTCATCTTCGTAGGTCACGCCAATATCATTCTTCTGTATGGCTTCCCGTCTCATCATGTAAGCGTAGCGAATGGCATCAAGTATATCCTCTTTGATCTTCACAATCTCGCTTTTGCCATTCGGCTTAGAAACCCTATGATACTGCCTTATCTCCTCGAATACCTCAAATAAGTGGCTGAACACCTTGAATCTGCCTGTTTTCATGAGATTGTTGATTTCCATTAGGCCAGCTTCAACACCATTGCCACCCTCTTCCCATGTCGCATGGTCGGCCAGCATCTCAAAACCAGCCTCTTCATAGTAATCCTTCTGCTGCTTAGCTGAGCCCTTCTCATGTTGTAAACCGTCAGCAGGCCACGCGGTAGGCACATCCTCTGACCAGCTCTTGACTACATTCCACGCCTCATATGGCTGGGTCTTGCTCTTCTTCCAAGCATGAATGACATAGAATATATCAGCACCCATATCCCACGCTAATTGAATGTGTGCTTGGGGGTGATCCCAGCCAAAATCCATCCCGTTGATCAGATACCAGTGAGCCGGGATCTCGAAAGGCTCACACTTAAGGGCATCTTCTGAGTGCTCATAGATTAATCCAGCACCCATTAACGGGATACCTCGTGATCTCATAGCTCTCTGATACGGGGGGTACTGTGCAAGTATGGCAATCTTGGTGTCTTCGCTCATGTGTGGCGCGTCGTCCCATGTTGCCGTCTGAAGGTACTTGCTCGGGGTTGGGTCGTCCATGAATGAGCAGACTAGCTCAGTCTTACCATTTTCGGGGGTGAAGGTCAGGATACCTCTACCACCCTTGCCACCATCACCATTCAAGGTGCGAGTGATAACCTGAGGGTAAATCTCGGGGTCTTTGGGCTCTTCATCGATGTGATACCAATCAACCACATCCCCCATTAATGCCGCTTGGCCTTGGCTGTATGACCAGAATTGACAAGTAGCTATACCATTCTCGCGCTTAACCCTGACCTCCCTCATAGCTCCACTGGTGCCAGTCATAGAGCGCCAATCAATTATCTTATCGGCAGGAACTAGACCTCCTTCGAATCCTGTTCCGAGGAATCTCCCGAATAGCTTTAGTTGAAGTAGGTCTCTGGTCTTTTCGCCTGAGTAACCAAGCAGCCAGCACATTGGGGGTATTTTAAATTTGTGCCCTGTCCAGTCTTCTGGATAATCCCCGGTCAGATGGAAGGCATCTATTACGCAGCCTGTTCTTGATTTTCCGACTTGGTTCGCAGCCATTAATAGGCAGGCTAGGTGCTCAGCAGTAGCTGCATTAAACCTGTGCTGCCAGGGATAGAGGGATTCGTAAGTCCGTATACCTTGGGAGAGCTTATTACGCTTGATCTTCTCTTCCATGAGCTGAGCTAGTTCGAGCTTCTGGGCGCGGTTCAATCTCGGGTACTCTGCTCAAGCTCCCGGACTAACTGCTGTAGCTTCTGATCCAAGGAGTCTTCAGTCATATCGGTCAAGCCTACATTGCCCTCATGTACTGTGGTGCTCTTCTCTCCATATTTCTTAGACTTGAATTTGGAGGCTGCCCATTTGCGAGTATCAACTCTTAACCTAGCGTGAGCCACACCAACTGCATCCCTAACCATAACAGGACTACCGTCTAGCAGTACTGGCTTTCCGTTATCACCAATTAAGGGCTGAGCCACTTCATCATCAGCAATCTGAAGCATATCTTCGACCATTGCATCGGCCTGATCTTCCTTGGCTTGCTCGTAGTTCTGCAGGAACTCTGGGTGTTTTCGTAACCAACTATAGACTGTTCGAGGGGCGGGCATTGAATCGTCGTTACATATCTTCACAAGGGACTTTCTTTCTGAGACTCCCTCACATATTAAATCCCCTAATTCTGGGGTGTAGTTGCTAGGTCGGCCACCGGCCATAAGTCACTCCTCTTGAGTGTGATGTGTCTTTGTTTTCTACTCGCAACCTTCCAATACTGTGAAGGGTACAGGGGATACAGGGAGTGTTTGGGTGGCATCAACGAATATCCCGCACACCTTCCAAGGGTTCGTATCGTTCAAATTACCTTCAACATCGTAATCGTTAACGGCATTGGTGTATTCGAAATAGGTTGAGGCTGGGACATTGTCTAGATCTGGATCATTCACTAGTGCTACTGCAGGGGCTGATACCTCACCGGCTCCTGAGGTCTTTGTAAGCTTCGTTCCATCGGGCTTGGTGATAATCATCGTGAGAGAGGTAAACGAGCTCATATCGAAGCCTGTGGCTATGCGTAGCACTAATCCAAGAGAGCCCACTTTTATCGTCATCTGAATCTCACCCTATTTTCTGCTGATTTTCTAGCACAACATGCTTCGAAGAAATCATGATACCGGCCTAAATGATGGTAGATGTCCCCTAGCGTTATATATGTCCGCCACCTGTTCCTGCTGGAATCCCATAATACCCCATGTAACCCCGTTTTATTAGTCCTATGAATCCTTGTGTTTCTAACCTGCTGCTCTTGTGTTGCCCATCTGCAATTATCTTTTGAATAACCTAAGTTATTATCAATCCTATCTAATGATCGTCCCTTTGGGGGGTCACCCATATCCTTATAGAACTTTGAGAACGACTGCCTCCATTCTTCGCAAACCAAAATACCTCTTCCGCCATAATGCACCCATTGTGAAGATCTGCTATTACAACATCGATGGATCATGCATGACCATGTGTTATATATGCAACTATTACTCTTCCCATGCCGTTCACGTTTAATTATGGGTGGCGAAATATCCAGGCCTTTCCTTACTCTCTGATAATGCCCGCTACAGTACCCCTGACTATAGGGTTTACCATCACACCCCGTCACGCTACACTGCCTGTCATTCATATCAAATCACCTCTTTGGTTTGCTATGTAGACTGCATCAAAGCTCGATACTTTGGTGCGGTCGATTTATATATCTGAGTCAACTCCCTCGCCTGTCGTGTCAACCAAGCTAAATAATCCCTGGCCGCTGCTATCCACCAATGATACCAAGCCCAGGCTAGGCGTTATAAGGGAATTTATTCCCTGCCCTGATGCATCAATTGCGCTTTCCAATCCCTGCCCTGAGTCATCAATGGCGCTGAATACCCCAAATCCCTTAAGGTCAACAATGACATCTTCAGAGGTTACGGAATAAGCATAGTTGAAAAACCCCTTTATAATGTACTTCGAGGAGCCTACAAATCCCGCTATTCCACTGCGCCAATTAATCATTGGACTGTTAAGAACGTAACAAAAACATCATCTGCGGTTGCTGATGAAAAGCGCCATGTGATCACTGTGCCATTGGTATCCGCTGCTAGTGCGTCGAATTGGTAAATGCCGTTGCTCACCTCAGCGATCGCACCTGCTACTGCTGTAAATGCACCTCCATCAATGGACCTTTGCCCGGTTACGGTTAGGCCTGTGGCTGGGGTTACGTGATCAGAGGTTAATACGACTAAGAACTCGAAATTAGGGAATGCGGCATTCCTCTTAATCGCTAGGTCATCAATCAAATCAGGTAGGGTTGTTCCTGTGTCTAGGACAATAGCCGCTAGCTGAGTGCTGTTAGCATCCATATCAGCTGTTATCTCTGTGGCCGTTGGAGCCACACCAGCGGCATCAGGAACGACTGTATTAGCCCCGTCCGTCCCTCTCATGTCGGTATTCGTGGTCGTGGTTGCAACTAGAGTAACGTTATCTACTGCACCCGCTGTAAGGTTGATGCTAGCCGCCAGTAATGCGCTGTCGGTTCCTCGCATAGTGGCCGTATCGACGCCATCAGTTCCGCGCATATCACTGTTGGTGGTGGTTGTAGCGACCAAGGTCACATTATCCACTGCTCCAGCCGTTAGGTTAATACTTGCCGCTAATAAGGCGGAGTCCGTTCCACGCATATCGGTATTAGTCGTGGTAGTGGCCACTGTAGTAACGCTTGAAACCGCTCCTGAAGAGGTTGTAATAGCGCCGGCACTCACAATATCAGTTGCCGCGACATCATTGAGAGCCGCGATAGATGCCGCTGTTGCGCCGCCTGTGACTGTGGTTGTGGTATCCACTAAATCAACGTTAACGATTGCGCCCGATAGGGTTGTAATAGCTCCCGCTGATACGATGTCGGTAGCTGCGACGTTGTTTAGGCCATTGGTAGTAAACGCATCATAGGAGGCCTGAGGGACTACATAGAATTCATGCCACACCGGAAGAGCGCCAGTTACATTGATCTGAAGTAGTAAAATACCGTTAGTGGCCGTATCAGTGGTATTTAGTGTGGTTGAGTACCATCCATCAGTATCATGTGTGGCGTTGCCTGATGCGTTCTTTTGGGCAAATGCCCCACCATCCTTGGATAATTGCATGTCAGTCTGGGCGATGGTCAAGCCCGTCTCGGGGGTTACGCCGTCCGTACTGTCGAGTTCCGGCCCAAACCTTATAACCTGAGATGTCGCGTTTCTAAGTAGATTCATCGTCTGCGCCTGTAGTTGAACATTGCAACCGGTATCGGTAACCCCACCGCTGCTGCCACCGGAGTAGAGGATTCCGGGGGCGTTGGAGACGTTAATATCTGAAAAGGGTTAGTACTAAGAGACCTTGCCTCACCATCGGAAAACACCCTTTGGAAGTGACCGGCTTGGTAGATTACACCGCCATAATACTGTCCCTGAGACGCATCATCCCAAGCGCCCATAGTAAATCGGTTAAACACATTACCGGGAACACTAGAAGTAGCAGTCCCCACCAGCGCGCCGTTAATGAAGAACTTTCTATCTGTTGCTGAATTGTAAACAGCAACAATATGAGTGACAGGCGCGGAGCCGTCATAAGTAACATTTATTTCCGAGGCGTTACCACTTGATGTCTGCGCCCTCATCTGGAGTTGATCTGTGCCAGTCGCGGTGACAGCAGTCCGGTGGAAGCCACTTCCACTTCCACCCAGGCCAACAATGCCTCCAAACACACTACCAGCATTACTGAAGCTAGCAAAGAAGGTGAACGGGTAGTCACTTGGTACGGTCTTCGTGTTTCTTATATAAGTACTAGACCCATTAAACTTGAGCCCCTGCCCAGACTGATCTGTGAAGAATGCCGGCGAAGTAGTGACGAAGGGCGTACTAGGGTCAACTAAGTCCTTATCCCGGCCAAGGGGAGCCACCATGAGGGTTTTGAGCCCTTTGGTAATGGGGTTATCCCAGTCAATCTCTACCGGGCCTGTTGGCTTCGAAGCTGGAAAAGCAAAGTCAGGATGGTAGTTTTTAGGCAGCTTGAAAGGATTGATCGCCATTGCTAGATCTCTTCCTTATTGGCCCTGTTGGTATTTAGGTTGTAAGTCAAATCTAAAATTGGAGTCAGTTGCGTTTACAGTAGCGCCAGAGGCATTGAAAGCAATGATAGAAATGAAGCGAGTGGTTACTACAAAAGATCCAGAGTTACGCAGCACCTCGCTAGCAGCAGCGTTCTCGCTCATTACATTACCAATAAACCGGAGGTTACTCCGCATGTCAATGTCAGCAAGGGCCGCGTCGGCATTACCGACATCACCGTCAATCTGTGTGGCGTCACCATCGGGGGCTTTAGCAATATAGAGGTCAAGAGAGGCGAATTGAGTGGGTGTAGCTTGGAATTGCACCTCACATGACCATTGATACTCAGAAGGTCTAGGCACTGCGCCTAAGTCAATTTGAGCAGATACCCTACCATTGGCATTGGTTAATCCCTCAACTGAGAAGGCAAAATCAGCACCAACTTCACCGTTAATTAACAGTGCTGCGTTGTTGTTTATAAAATTCTCATTAGCCATTAGGCAGCCTCGTTCTCATTCAATGCGCGACCAACATCTAAGATAGTCAGCGGTCCAGTGGCAACACGAACACCAGGGTCTGCATTTGTGCCTGTGCCTGTTGCGAATATACTCTGGTTCACAGTAGCCAGCTCTTTAGCGACGGCCAACATCTGCCCCCTGGTAGTCATATTACCATCGAATGCATCAGCTAAACCTTTACGGACATTATCCTTAGTCGCATCAAAGGAGACTGTCATACCTTGAGTAATCCACTCCCAGATACGCGCTTTGCCAGCAGGTAGGGCGTCTATCTCTGTCCAGACAAGGGCCTCACGGTACTCCTCTGGCTGGACAGCTTCCCGCCATACGGTAAAACCTGAGTCCAGATTATAAAGCCTCGTTAGCTCCGTATCGTTACGCTGTGCTAACGCTGCAGCTACATCAAGGTCAGCATTGGCCTTGATATGTGCTGCTAACGTTGCTCGTTGATTTTCATCAAGTGCCATCAGTCTTTGTCCTTATCACCGCGAAAATGTTTTGTTAAGGCGCTGGCTATAACGTAGGTCACACCGATAGCGCCCAAAAAGGCAAGGGCGCCATTCACATCAATAAAAACGCCATTAGAGAATGTCCAGACCTTTAAGTCGAGGAAAGATACTTGCACAACATTAGGAGTCTGGGTCGTCCCCACCACTATCGCGCTCGCTGCGCCGCCTATCGCCTCCCCTTTGTAACTGATAACGCTCATAAGCCCACTTCCAACCTTGCCAGCATACGCGCGCAAAAATCGCGACCTTGAGACATTCTATAGCGTCCTGCATCTGATAGCGCCACTATTAGGAATATGAATATATAATTCACCATTAGTATAGCGGGATTGTATATTGAAAAATAGTTTCCAATATAACCCTCAAATACCAAATAGCCTAAAGCATGAGCGTTTAACCCAAAGGCACAAACAAAACAAATAAGAGAGTGAAGGCGGTCCTTTATCGCCCACATAAGGGCGAACGTCCAGAAGAAGAATACTACTATTTCATAATCATAATCTGGAAGTATGACTAAAAAGGCCGAGCCATAGAAAAATATTGCCGAGGCAAAGCAGGCAATCTGAGAAGACCTGTCCTTGTACCAGAAGATGCAAAGCAAACATATTGCCATACATGCAAGGTGTTCTATCATGCTGTCCTCAATTGGCGCTGGGCTTTCTTCTTCTTGCGCTGGGCCTTGGTATCATTAACCTTCTTGCCGCCCATCTTATGGCTTGAAGTCTTCTTCTTACCGTTACTGGCTACTTTGCGCTTAGCTCTTTCCGCTTTTGTATCTGATGGCATGCTAAATCCTTTGGGGGTTAAAATATCTGCATTGCTTGGTGGTCTTTCATCCAGCGGAAAATGTCAAACTCTACGTGAATATGAGATTTATGGAGAACCACATCATAGTACTCTGAAGTAGACTTCAGCGCAGCTCTAAGGCTATCAAATACCTCGACTTTAGTTTCATCGTCAAAGTATCTTGTCCTTAAATCTAGCGCAAAACCGTAGTAATGGCACGATCCAGGCGAGTGCAGTCCGCCCATGGCCTCAGTGATTACGAGCTCTTTACCATAAACCAGCCAGATTCTATTAGCTGTAATCAAGATATCTCGACATTGGGGCCTGATGCCTGCCAATGATACGCCGTCTTTGATTTTCATTAAGCTTTCCGATAGAAATAACAGAGAAGACCAACAATAGCCGTGATCAGGGGCGTTAAGGCATCCTCTAGACTCGTTACATGCGGCACAGCAGCAGCGGCAGCGGTCATAGCTATAATACCAGCGGTGGAGGTCAGAGAGCCGTTATTCTCTACCAGAACCTGCTTTGCCTCAGCCTCTTCACTCTTGGAGCGCTTCTTGGTGAGCGGCAACAGCACCTCTGCAGCCTTAAGAATAGCCATAAATGGGATATTGAGCGCCATAGTCACACCTTGATATCGATAGGGGTATACGGTCGTTTAGCCGCATGTGCCGGTATTGTATCATCTTCCGACTTGTTACGCTCGACCACGCAGACCACCCCGTCAAAGATAACAGCCACAGCCAGCGCCAACCCTCCAGCTACCCAACCAAGGATTCCCATTATCCAGCCTGATCATTTAGCATTGGGGGTAGGCATGGAGGGTCAATCAATAACAGCTCTGCGCAAGTTGCAATCATTAGCGCCTTGTTGGCCGCAGGGACATTAGCCCACGGCACCGCAGATTCGCCGCGAGTCTTATACCCAAAGCCAGTTGCTAGCCTCTCGTATGTTTCATGGAACCGCTCGGCCAGTTTCTCAGCTTCCGCCTCAATGTTAAGCTCAACCCTCCCCAAGCTATCAGGCTCTGGCCTTGCACCATAGGCGCAATCCGCGCAATCTTGTGCTCTTTTGTCACCCACAAATCTCTCTCCACAAGTTATGCATTCGCCCGTATAATTACCCGGCGCCCAACTTCCTCTCTTCTCGCGCTTATCTTCCTTGCCGAAATTAAAAAACGGGCTCATTACGCTCATCTTTGGTGTGTCACTCATTGTTAGCTCCATTCCTTAGTCATGGGTTAGTCTCCTTTGGTGGCTCTTCAGCCACAATCCCAAAACCGAACGGATCTGATCCAACATCCAACGCATGGCGCTTATTTCCTACCCACGGGTTGTATAAAAACGCCATATTCCCATGATAATCTCGCCATTGCTGCGCGTGTGACGGATAAGGCTTACCCTCCCCTGTTTCTGGGCTAAATTGCATTATTTTGTCTTGACCTTTCATTTCTTATCCCCTTTCATGCGCTTCCTCTCCTCTAATTCAGCTATCTCACTGGAATTCCATAGGCTACCTTGCGCTTCCTCTCGCATACACCGGATTATCTCGCCGGTATCCTTGGTCCGGTAGTGGGTGACCTCTCCGCCTTTAGCCTCGAACTCTGAGATTTGGCGGTCCAGCTGCGATTGCGTAAGTGTGGCTTCTTCCATAGCTAATCCTCTACAGCCTCATAGGTCTGCTCGAATATGTCAGGTTTGCAGGGGTACTTCTCACCCTGAACACCTGTAATTATATAATCTCCTTCCCTAACTAAGTGATTACCCTCTAGCGTCTTGATTGTCGGAAGGTCGTCATCATGCTCGAGCCAAAACATAATAACCACGCCATCAGGCAGATTGTCATTAACCCGCATTTCATTAAAATACTGTACAGCCTCAATCACTACCGGCTTCTTTCTATATTTCATACCGTCAGCCCTCCCCTAGTCGATCGTATTGAATTTTAATCTGATCTTTGAGGCTTTGTACCATTTCCAGCATATCGGCCTTACAGCGCTTTACAGGAGCGTTCTCGCGGGCCTTGTCTTCAAGCTCCTGAACGAACTCCTCACCGTACATCTCGACCATGTACCGCCGATAGCTTAGAACAACACTGGCCTTCTTCATTCCCCACTGATTGTCGTACTCACATTGTGGATTTATGTTCTCCTCCAGCAGCTTGGAATAGGACTTGCCGCGCTCAATGAAATGGCCGCCTTGAAGCTCCTTCCAGTGTTTGACTACCCCGCAGGTCACACAAGCGCAATACCCCTCATCGTTCGCCGCCTTCATCCTGACTAGCTTCTGTAGCAGCTCTGCCGCTTCGTTGATTAGCTTAGCTGTGGTCTTGGGTTTCCGCTTAGCCATCTACAGGCACCTTCTGATTGATCAACTGCTCAACCCCATCAACGCATTTCAGCCATGCTTCCATATTGTTATTTAGCGTCATCTCTTTACCCTCTGTAGTCAGGATATCAAAGCTACTTGGCACACCAAAACCAGCCCGCATATTTGTAACAGTATTGGTGTTAAACGAGAAAACCTCGCCATCTCTCGTGTCCGTGCATACCATTAATTTATTAGCGTCCTCTTCGCTTACATGAGCTTTGACTGTGCAACCAGTTAAAACCAATGCCGCGATAAATAAACCTGTTGTAATTTTAATCATGACTTGCTCCCTAAGATATATTGGCCGCTCTACGGTTAGCGTTCTCTGATTGCCACACCCTGACTAATTCTGAGGCATGGTCTCGCCTGTTCATCATCTCGAATAGCTTAACCTCAGCATCGTGTATCTTCTTGATGTGAAGGGTGTAGCTATCTGCCGTGTAAGCCTTAGCCTTTCGCTCCTCGACATTCTTACCCTCAGAATCCAGGAACTCAAAGTACAGCATTGTCTTATCCAGAGCCTTTAGCTGGTTAACCTCAGCCTTAGCCATAGCAGCCGGTTTATCTGTTTTCGCTAGGTATTCAAGGGCTTTCTGGATTCTGTCTGATTCAACTAGCATTGATCACCTCTTCAGGAGTATTGATAACTATTTTATAGCTCATCTACTTCCACGTCATGTATGTCGCCAAGATCAATCTCGCCGGCGCAGTGATGGCATAGGCCGGGGTACCAATTTACCTCAGAGTTATCATTAGCCATCTCGATTGCCTTTTCTTCTGACTCGGCCTCATAATCACCTAAATCAACTGACCCGCTAACAAGCCCATAAACTCTATATTTCTTCATTCTTACTCTCCCTACTGGTGCTGGTTAAGTCCCGTCCATCGATTTATATTTTCTCTTTCCGCACATAACGCATTCACTAACAATTATCGGGCCTATCAGAGAATCCGAAGTTATCAAGTGCTTCACGTATGTGTGAAGGCAGAACATCCTAAACCAATATCTAAAAATCCTGACTTCGATAGGGCTCTTATGGGCTAAAACTTCTTCTGCTTCATTAAAATTCATCTCAACCCTCCCTTAAAATTTATTCTTTGCGTTACCGCCCATAGTGGACCAATTGCTGCCACCTAAGCGCTGATTCAGTTTGTGAAATCCCTGAAAGAAAAACGACATATCCCTCAAGTCTTCAGGCTCATGCCCAGCCGCAACAAGATAGCCGCATTTCTCTACAGGTATTTGTGTGTAATTTGCAATCCCCGAAATCTCAGGCCCTGCGTAGCGATAGACGGGCAATTCATCGCAGCTTGCAACCTCGTATAGAATACCTTCGCGGATAAAATCGCCCATGACTAGCAGAACTCTGCGCTCTGGCAGTCCAGATATCTCCATGACGTCTTGGTAGCTGATCGGCTTAGTCTGCTTTTTAAATATCTCGTCGATAACCTCAAAGGTTGTAGGCTCACCCCAAGCAGACCAGCACGAATCCCGTCCTGCCTTGAAATACTCCGAGTAAATATACCGCGTTCCATTTCCTCTCTCTCGGCTCAGGTTTGTCACCTCAGTCTGCACCTGATCTTTACTAAACCCAGTCTTGGCCACAATTTCGCTTTTCGTAATCCCTGGCTGAACCTTAACGACCTCAAGTATTGTCTTCTGCCGTGCGCTTAGTGTGTTAGACATTAGAACCACACCCCGCCCTTGCAGCGACGATCATTTCGCAAAGCAGTTCGCTGCTTTCTTGCTCGCTTTTCCTGAGCCTTCTGGAATCTCGCCGCATCATTGCGCACCCTATCCCGAAGCCTGTTAACT